TTCCGATCTCCACCTTGTCCAACACACAGTAGATTCAATTTTTCCATGAAAAATAATTGGAATATGCGTTATCCAGACATGAATCTTTATCAAGAAATAATATTTTTAGATACTTGGTTTGATGGTAAATATTGTGTTGAAAATGTTATTCCTTATTATGAGCCATTAATACCAGCAAAGAAAAGAGGTAGACATTTATATTGGACTAACTTTAATTTACCATCAAATATAAATGAGCGTAAAAATCCAGAATTAACTAGAGGAACAGCAGAAGAAATAATATTTAGATTAAATAAATATCATAATTATAACTTTAGAAAATATAAAGGTAAACAAGATGTAAGAAAAATAGCAAGAAACTTAGTAGACTATGAAGCTGGTAAAACTATATTAGATACTGCTATGGGCATAATAAAAAAACAAAACATAAACCAAACAGAATTATTTTAAAATGAAAACTTTATATATAGCAGCAGCTTTAATAGGTGCAGTAATTTCTGCTTTTATTTTATGGCAAGAACACCGACAAGACAAAAGATATAAAAAGCAAAAAGAATGGCTAAACAAAAAACACACGCAGCTCTTAAAAAAGAACTAGACACAGTATTTAGTAAGTATATACGCTGGTACTATGCAGACGAAAACGGTAACGTAGAATGTTATACGTGTGGTATTGTTAAACAAGTAAAGCAAATACAAAATGGACATTTTCAAAGTAGACAACATACAAGCACACGCTGGCACTTAAACAACTGTAGACCACAATGCGTAAAGTGTAATATTTATTCGCAAGGCGAACAACTATTATTTTACCGTAGACTTTGTGCAGACATAGGCGAACAGAACGTAGATGAAGTAATACGTTTAAGCAAGTCAAGTATTAAGTATAGTAAAGAAGATTTAAAAGAATTGATTAAACATTATAAACAATTATTAAAAGAAATATGTTAATAATTACTTATAAACACGCTTGTATATTTAAAACTTTTTGTTAATATGCACGTATGTTAAGTAACGCACTTTGCAAAGAACTAAAATTAATAGCTGCTAACTTTATACCAGCTAAAGACCTTGACGACCTTACGCAAGAAATATTTTTACAATTACCAGAATTACCAGAGGCTAGACTAAAAGACATTATAGAAAACGGTAATATACGTGCTTACTTTAACCGTATGTGTAAGTTAAGTTATTACAGTAAGACTAGTCCATACTACTACACCTATAAAAAAAGCTACGAACTTATTACATACGATAACGAGTTATGTCTGCTGGCTTTAAAAAATGCTGAAAAAAAACAAGCACAAGCACATTTATATATTATTAATAACGAAGTATATGTAAATAAAATACTAGACGAGTTATACTGGTACGAACGAGAATTATTTAAACTATACGTATTAGGCGACAACGACGGTAGAAACTACACATATAGTACGTTAAGCGACAAAACTAATATTAGTAGAATGTCTATATACACAACTATTAAAGGTGTTAAAGCATATATTAATAAAAGGTTAAAAGAACTGAATAATGATATATAAAGAACTGGCAGAACTAATAGACTACGACATACCGTATATAGAAATATATAACGAACAAGGCGACGTAGAATATATAGTAAATTTAGACGACTTAACATTTGACGATATAGACGTTATGGTATTACCAGAATATAAAAGCTATGGTATAATTAAATTAAAAAGAAATGGACAAACGCAAGAAGCTGAATAAACCTAACTTTATGATAAAAAGTTACAACTACTTTAAAGCAGTTAGTAAACGTGTGTTAGGTGGTTTTGAAAACGTAGACGCACAAACGTATTACGACCGTGCTTTTATTTGTTCCCGTTGCCCTAGTTTAACACCAGAACGAGAATGTAACGAATGTGGTTGCCCTATAGAAACTAAAGCAGCTTGGCAAACTGAAAAATGCCCTAAAGACAAATGGTAATAACAGAAGAACAAAAAGAACGTTTAATAGACGTGTGGCAATACTGTAAAACTGGTACTGCTAAAACAAAAGAAAAGAAAGTAGAACTAATTACCTTATATAACGAAATACATAAAACAAAGTATAACCCTAATTCTAACTGTAGTAGCTGCTTAAATACTTGTTATCAAGGAATAAAAAAGTTAATAGATGAAATATAAATGTGATTGTAAAACGTTTGACGTTTATAAAACTACTATTAAAGTAGTAGACGGTAAAGTAGTAAACCCAGAAACATACTGTAAAGAATGTAAAACGTATGGCGAATATATTAAAGAACATAAAGGTTACGGTGGTATAATTAAAAAGCCAAACGGTACTATAGCTAAAAGAAGTGATTTAAGAATGTAAATATGGACACACCAAACTACTACAAAGGTAAAGTATATGGTTACGAAGCACACGAAGTTATAGAAGACTTTGTTGGTGATAACTATAACATAGGTGTAGCTATTGCATATTTGTTACGTGCTGGCAAAAAACCTAACAACGATATAACTAAAGACTTGCAAAAATGTATAGACCATTTAAACTTTGAAATAAAAAGGCAAGACAATATAAAAGACAAAGAATTAAAAAGCTATTTAGAAAATGCAACTATTACCTATTAGTAACATATATCCAAACAAAGAAAACCCTAGACAAGTAAACGAAGCAAAGTTTATAAAGCTAAAGAAGTCTATACAAGACTTGCCAGAAATGTTAAAGCTACGACCAATAGTAGTAGACGAAAACTATATTATACTTGGTGGCAATATGCGTTATCGTGCTTTAGTAGAATTGGGACACAAAGAAGTATATGTAATTAAGACTACAGAACTTACAGAAGAACAAAAGCAAGAATTTATAGTAAAAGATAATTTAAGCTTTGGCGACTGGGATTATGATATATTGGCTAATGAATGGGATAGTGTACAACTAGAAGACTGGGGTTTAGATATATGGCAAAATGAAGACGATATAATAGCACACGCTGAACCAGAAGAACCAGTAGACAAAGATAAAGTAGTATGTGCTTTATGTGGTAAATAATTCGACAAAATTCGACACTATGCAAGACCAAGACAGAACACTTAAAAGTAAGTTAGCTATGTTAGACGCACTAGAAAAAACCTTAGGTGTGGTTACGTCTGCTGCTAAAATAGTAGGTATAGACAGGACTACGCACTATATATGGCTAGAACACGACAAAGACTATAAAAGTGCAGTAAACGACATAGAAAACGTAGCTATAGACTTTGCTGAAAGTCACTTACATAAACAAATTAAAAAAGGTAATACACCAGCTACAGTATTTTACTTAAAGACAAAAGGTAAAAAACGTGGTTACGTAGAAAAACAAGAACTAGACGTAAGTGGTGAAATAAAACCTATTAGCATAGAATTAAAAATTGATAGCGACACTAACGAGTAAACAAGGGCAAGCACTTAAATATCTAACTGACGATACTACTACAGAATTATTATACGGTGGTGGTGCTGGTGGTGGTAAATCTTATTTGGGGTGTGCTTGGATAATATGGCTATGTACTAAATACGACGGTGTACGCTGCTTAATAGGTCGTAGTAAGTTAGACACATTAAAGAAGACTACACTAAAAACATTTTTTGAAGTCTGTAGTGCTTGGAATATACAAGCTAACATACACTACAAGTATAACGCACAGACAAATATTATTACTTTTTATAATGGTAGCGAAGTTATATTAAAAGATTTATTTGCATATCCGTCAGACAAAAATTTTGACAGTCTAGGGTCTTTAGAACTTACTGCGGTCTTTGTAGACGAATGTAACCAAATAACAGAAAAAGCAAAACAAATAGTAGGTAGTAGAATTAGGTACAAGTTAGACGAATACGGTTTAATACCTAAAATGTTAATGACTTGTAACCCTAGTAAAGAATGGGTATATACTACGTTTTACAAACCGTACAAAGATAATGTATTACCAGACTATCGTAAGTTTATACAGTCACTACTAACAGACAATAGACACGTAAGTAAACACTATAAAAACCAGTTAGAAAAATTAGACTTTGTAAGTAAACAACGTTTATTATTAGGTAACTGGGAATACGACGATAGTGAAGACAAATTAATAGACTATAACGCTATATTAGGTGCGTTTGAATTAGAAGACACGCAAGGTGGCAAAAAATACATTACTGCTGATATAGCACGATACGGTAAAGACAAAACAGTAATTATATACTGGAACGGTTTACGTGCAGAACAATTTAAAGTATTAGACAGTAATAGCGTAACAGAAGCAGCAGAACACATACGAACTATGCAACGTACTTACGGTGTGCTATTAGGTAACATAATTGTAGACGACGACGGTGTAGGTGGTGGTGTTAAAGATATATTACGATGCAAAGGCTTTGTAAACAATTCTAAAGCACTTAAAGGCGAAAACTACGTAAACCTAAAGACACAAGTGTACTATGCGTTTAGCAACGCTTTAAATAAGTCAGAAGTATATATTAACTGTAACAATATAACGCACAAGAATTTTATTATACAAGAATTAGAACAAGTGCGACGTAAGAACTTTGACAAAGACACGAAGTTACAACTGATAAGTAAAGACGAAGTAAAATTAGCTATAGGTAGGTCACCAGACTTTA